AATCGCATCACACATGATCTCGGCGGTTCGCCCAATTACTTCATCTGTTGCTTGCCAAAACTCATTCCGTTGATCATCGGTTAGTCCGGAACCCACATTGACTCGGATATGACATTCGTGATCAGTTCCTTCGCAAATCAATGCTCCAAGGCGTCCTGCGTTTTTGCCTGTGCCTTCTTCGACACCAACAATAGTTAAATCATAACTTTTTGTAGGTTTCCATTTCATCCAAAAACTTGATCTCTTGCACTCGTACGGTGCATCAACCGACTTGATCATGATACCTTCATAGCCTTGCTTGACCGAAGCATCGGCAAACTGCCGCATAATACTGTGCCCTTCGGCGGTACCAAGGTCAACTTCCATGCCGGGCATAATGTGAACGTTCGGCACAAACATCTGGGCCACACGCATTTTTTCCAAGAGCTCAATTCGATGATTCTGTGGGGTGTTCCAGAATCCCCGTGCAAAGTCCTCGCGGGGCATGATGTCAAATATGTAATAATTACTGTCTGATGCATCGGCATCACGCTTGCGGTGTGCTTGCTTCATCAGGGCCTGAAAACTATCGCCAATGATTTCTCCATCCAGCACAAAGTCTGTGGGACGCCCAAATGCTGCAATTCCCATCTCTCGGCCAGCTTCGGCCAGTTGCTTTTCAATATGGGGAAAGTTAACAAATGCCTTGCCGTTGCGGCTAAACAAGTTTACTGTGCCTGATTTATACACCGTGGCAATGACACGCACACCGTCCAGTTTGCACTCAAGCCGCTTGCGCCCGATCATCTTGTTGGGCTGATCAGTAGAGTCCTGTGCCAACTGGCATTCAAAGATCGGGATGGCCCAGGCTGTTTTCTTGAGCACCTTGTTTAGGGTCTTGTCTGTGACACCACAGCGCAGATCCTTGATGATTACACGACGTGCAAGCCCGTTCCACTCAGTGCTGTCGAACCGTTTGCTCATGGTGTCAATTGCATCTCGAGCACGATTACCAGTGATACTACGAGTACGCAAACCCTCCAGCATACCCCAGAACTCTACCCAGGGATTCTCGCAATTCACTAAGTCTATAGTCTCGGGTACCTGCCGAACGTTGTATACAAAGAACGGGTGATAAGCCAGGTAACAGTTGTATAAAAAACATTGAGCACTGGTGCTTCCAATTTGGGAAGCCACAAGAGCTTTTTCAATTACGCCTTCTTTGTAAATACGACTATCTGAGCTTTCAAGATCTCGAATCCAATCTGCAGCCACTTTAACACCATTGCACTGATCCAACGCAGTATTGATCACAGGCACACCTTTCTGTAACTTATTTACAGTAGTATAACACAAGATGAATTATTGGTCAACGGCCTGTGGCTGGAATTTGAGTATCTGACTGTACCCCAGAATTGTTGAGTGTAGCGATATTGCGAGCCTCGCGCATGGTCGCAACAATGGCCTGGCCGGTCTGGGTTGCTGTGTTGGCTATTGCCTCGACGAATTGTGCAGGTCCTTCAAAGGACACAGCCTTACCAATGTCATGCAAACTGGAACCAAATGATTGGATAATACCAGTGGTGCCAAGATTACCGACTTCGGCCAAGACTGCCCAATCAACCCCGGCTAACGAAAGGTTATTGTTTTCTATATCAATCTGGTACATCATGGTATCAATATTGCCAGTAGTAGTGGACACAATACTAGGATAACTGTTTGCAATGTTTGCAATTGTTGCGGCAGTCGCTGCAAGAAGGCCAATCCCCGACGGGACACCCGGGCCGGTAAATGCTATTTCGGCATTGGCATATGTGCCCGCAGCCGGACCGGTAGGGATAATCACGTTACCACTCGGGGTTGCCAATGCAAGATTCATATATGCATAAAGTCCGGTACTGGCATTTGTCAACCCAGTTAAATTACCAGTGTTGTTTAACGTGGTAATATCCGCGGTCAGGTTAGCTAATGGGCCAATAAAAGAATTACCGGTCAGGGATCCCATGAAATCATATATGGTCAAGGTGGCATTAGCAGTTGCCCCGGTGGCAAGATTACCCACCAAACTGTTTGTTACCGAAGTTGGTATTGGAGAACTAAGATTTCCTATTAGGCTAAAGTCTGCACTGGATTCAAGGGTTGATACTGTGTTGGCAAAGGCCGGCAAGGTAGAAGTTTTAATACTTTTCACCTGTCCTAAACTATTCCGCAATGCAATATTGGCAGCAGCTTGATCTGGGGGTATAACACGACTTAGTTCGATATACGCAGTGGTAGTGGGGTAAGCAGCAAATAGTGCACTGTTTACTGTTGTACCTGTATAGATTAGTATCTGTACTTGTTGATTTGGTGATGTTGCAGTGTTGGACGAGATCTGCGTGACTAGTGTGCTGTAACTGGTCGGGAATATCTTTAACGGATCTAGTAGATCAGCTGCTGTGGCGATACCCGGTGTGGTTACTCCCAGTAAATTTAAAATCTGAGCTAGGTCACTGCCGGTGATTGTGGTAAGGGCAGTGTATATTTTTTTATTAAGCTTGGGAGTTACGGTACCCCTGGTATTTGATTCAGTAATGTCGCTTTGTGTGACCCCAGCAAATAACAATGCGGTGTATATTGCTGGTATTACACCGCCCACTGCGGCCATTTGCTGCAGCAGTGCAGCAGGTTGTCCCAGATTTGCCAAGTTACCAAGATTGATCAAGTTACCTAACTTTCGTAAGTCAGCACCAAACTTTTCAAAGTCTGCGTTAACATTACTGACTCCGCCTGAAGTCAAAGAGTTCATGTCAGTAAAGGTAGAACTTATTAAATCACTGTTAGTGACTGAATTCAGTATCGTGTTGGTGCTGACACGATATCCTTCACTGCTGTAATAAATCTGTGTAAAAATTCCTAGATTGTATCCACTGCCATTGATGTTGCCCAGGAGTCGGTTGATCTGTGTGTCTATAACATTTGTAGATCCGTAGATGGTGTTACCGTATGCTGCTGTCATGTTAGCAGCATAGTCGCTAGGTATAGCATCAGTAAGAGCCGGGAAGGTTGTATTCCCCAGCGTTGCAATCAAATTAAATGTTGATTGCGATATTACATTTGCAGATACTGCTGGTATTGCATTGGCAATTACCAAAAGAATATCCGCAACTGGCACAACATTGGTGTATTGATTGAGTCCGGCAATGAGATTGGGATTAGGAGCTAACCCCTGATTCTGAAGCAAACCATTGGTTGCTATCAACATCAATGGACTATAGGTACCGTAACTCATAGTTTACGCTATCACATCGGCTGAGCCCGAGTCTAAAGTGGTGCAACTTGGTATCAACACACTGCCGACAATAGCAATTGGTCGGCCATTTACCAGCACAGTTGAATTGCCAGTGCCAATTTTTGAAGTATGAGTTTTTTTCCCAAATTGGTGTGCTACAATACTATCATCAACCCGAGCACAGGCCTTTCCGTTGACCAGCACGTCCGGACTGCCGGAGTCAACTTTAGGAACTCCGGAATGCGGAACACCGGTACTACCTACAGTTGCAACTCCGGGCATGATCTGGTCCTTGATTATCCAGTAATAATTGATCTTGAGATTGGCACAATACCGGTTGTGGCCTGGTACCAATTGGTGCGAACATCCTCGCGTGTTTCGGCGATCATTACTATATTGTTAGTATTTAGTCGCACATCTTGCTCCATTTTTGCACTAAACAGGCCAGGCATCATTTGCAAGCCATTAGGGCTGAGAGCACACAGGATAGGGTGAGAAACGATCAAGTGATCGTCAGAGATGGAAACAATCTTGGCGACAATTTCCTCGCCTGTGGTCATCTTGAATGTATAAATTTGGTTTGCTGATGGTGTAGTCATGTATTAATTTAGTTTAATCGTTGCCGTAGCTCTGTAAAACCGCCCACGTATTCATTGTCCAAAAAGATTTGTGGTAGCGTGCGGGCAGTTGGTACTGCCTCTAGCAGTTGCTCCCGCGTCCAGTCTTGCATGATGTTGCGTTCTTCATAATCAATGCCGCGGTCTTCCAGCAGCGCCTTGGCTTGCACACAGTAAGTGCATTGGTCCTTGCTCCATACAATAGCTTGCATTTGTTTTTCCTTGTTATAAATTGGGTAACTGATCGTAATCTATCGAGTCAGACATAATGCCTATCACGTAGTTGGTACTTTCAGATTCTTGCAGTGCTGTTTGTTTCTTAGATGTATCGCTGTGCTTATTGAACCACGGGATCGGGGTTGACCTTGGTGCTGACTCAAGATACTTGATGCCAATATCTTTTAATGCACCAACTGCGGTATAGTCCACAAAGTCCTTGAGGATATTTGCGTTGAGTCCAATCACTGGTCCTTTGTTGAACAAGTAGTCGGCCCATTCTTTTTCTTCTCTGATCACATCCAGATATAACTGGTACACATCATGCTCGCACTCGGCTTTGATAGCAGCAAACCTAGGGTCGTCCTTGATCACTTGATTGATAATGTATGCAGTCCAGCCCTTGTGCAGCAACTCGTCCTGTAAGATGAGACCAATAATGTTACCGTTACCGATAAAGATCTTGTTCTCTACCATGGCCAGGCTGGTAGCAAACGACACCATAAACCTGAATGCTTCCAGTGCGTAGCTGGCATGCAGGGCCATCCAGATTGCCCTGACATGTTCAGTTTCGTCAACCGGCTGACCTAGCTCCTTTGCACAGTTTACACGGTGTAGATCGTTGTAGTACCGTTCCACACTGCTGGCCATGTCTATGATGGCCTGGGTATCGTGGATTGTATTAAATACCTCCTTGGGAACATTATAAATGTTACGAATAATATGACTATAGCTCTTGCTGTGAATGTTGGTTTCGAAGAAAGTCCAGTTGTAGATCAGGGCTTCTAGCTCGGGCAAACTGATAACCGGCATGAATACCTGGCTGGGCGCACGACCCTGCAAGCTATCCAGGGCTGTTTGCCTGAGCAAGTTGCTGGTGAAAATGTGCTTTACTGATTCACTAGCGTCTTTGAAGTCATTGGCGTCTTTGCTTAGACTGATCTCTTCTGGTTGCCAAAAGAACCCACGTGCAGTTTCTTCAAACTTGGCAATCTTGGGATACTTGACTTCTTCAAATCTTTGAATAGTGACCGGGCCAGCCGGGTCCAGGAACATTGTCCGATTAAGGTAGTCTGTTTTATTTTTTAAATCATATTGTTGTTTTGACATTTTACCAGTGCCTGATTGTGTTGGCTATAATAAAGCCACAAGTTATAACATGTATTATAACCCAAAACGTCTTGAAAAACAAGGCTATTTGGGCTTCCCGAAGAGTTAGTATAGGCACGTCCGGACGATCATGATCTGACTCGCCCATCAGATGCCCAGTGGCTCGTGCCCAGATCTTTTCAAGACTGTTCACGTTTTATCTTAGTTGCCAGGTGGGTTTTGGATAGGCATGCTCACTGGATATTGAGTACAAATATCAGGGTTGCCCTGGCCTGCTTCGGTCAAGAATGTGGTTGCTGCTGGTACTTGTCCTGTTGGACACGAACATACTGCAATACCATCGGCACCTTTGGTACAATTCCAACTGAAACAGTTGCTAGATTTATTACCAAGATTCAAACTAGCATCACATTTTTGCAGTGTTGCTTTCATATCTTTTGGCTTTTTGCTAAAGTCATTAGTCTCTTGTGGGTAGAAAAGTTTAGGAGCAAATAAACTCCAGACATGCTTATCATCGGTAGCAGTGCAAGACCCTTGCATATTACCTGCTGTAGTGTCAGCAATCGCACGTCCTTTAAGTATCGGGCAACGACATTCTACCTCTGGATATGCTATGCCATTATTGCCGGTAATTGTTTTACCGGTTGGCTTACAGGTTGACGCTGCACACAACGCATAGTGTCCGTCACAGATGGTAATGCCTTTGGTTTGTGCTTGTGCACAAAACGCTAAAATAAATCCCAATATAACTAATAATTTTTTCATGTTGTTTCCTTTATAATTTACAACTTTCGCAATCTTCATCGGTATCAAAATCAATTTGTTCAAGTGGCATATTTGGAGGTGTTTCTGCATCCATTTTGCTACCTTGTTTATCGATAAGTGAGTAGTACATTGTCTTCAAACCCCATAAATGTGCTTGCATCAAATTCTTAGCAATTAACGTGGATGGTACTTTGCGATCAGGAAAATGCTTTGGCGAATAGAATGTGTTGGTACTTATGCTTTGATCAACATATGCTGCAAGCACAGCAGCAGTTTTTAGATATCCGCCACAGTCAGTTTGATCCCACATCAATTGATACTTAGATTTTAGTTTGTGATACTCCGGTACCACTTGTGTAAACGAGCCGGCTTTGCTTTCTTTGACACTGATCAAACTCATGGGCATTTCAATACCATTAGTGCTGTTGATAACCACACTGCTGGATTCTACAGGAGCAATGGCCATAAGTGTAGCATTGCGCACGCCATACTGCTGCATACT